TTGGGGACTACTGGTATAAACGTAAGATGCGGAGCTCCCGAAAGAGCTTCGTAACACGTTAAACATCCATCGGTATTATAAGGAACTTCCTTATATACGGATGCGACTAAACGTGCCAGATAACTGGCTAACGTTGGGTAACCCCTATCATAGGCTTCATTTGCTTTCGCAATGTAGCTTACGTATAGGTCGGACTGCGGACGATGGCTCCACACCTTACGTAAACGTAAGGGAGTGATGCAATGGCCTTTATAGGCATCGCAACCACACGATTCTCTAAAGAATCCAGTGAAACAAGACTTGTGCACGTTGACTTTAAGGCCAACAAGCTCGAGTCTCTTAATTGCGCGGTGGACGTCAGTCCTATGCACAATAATGTCATCGCCATACACATAAGTAGTCTTACGACTACATGCATCATCACCTGCCGTGAGGGCTAACCAAACCGTAATCGCAAGCACGGGGAAGCATAAAGCTGACCCCATGGGAGCGAACTTCGATAAGGTTATAAGCCGACCGTCAGGTAATTGCGTACTATTAGTACGACAGACACTCATCGCCCTCACCATAAGGTGTGGGTAGATAAGTTGCACGAGCGGGTAGGAGATACGATCCGAGGCCTCTTTGAGGTCAAGGGTCGCATACTCACCCTCAACTGATCCTAGCAGTGCTAGGTCTCTGTTGATACTCTGGTCAGTGAAGTTCACATGGCCGCCCATTACTGGGTGCGCTTCAATGAACTCTACTAACGATTGTTTAATACCTTGTTGGATCCACTGGTTTTCCAGCGGTTCACATGATATTAATCGAGGTCCTCTGCTATCTTTTGGCACGAGCAAAACTCGCGCTGAAGGTACAGTGACCGACAACTGGTCCAATTGATCCGGATGTTCTAAGTGGCCCTCGGCAGCATAGAAATAGCTGCTGTAGGGGTACACCGAGTCAATCCGCGAGGAATACCTTTTGAAGGTGTATTTCTCTTCATTGGATTCGCCAGTACTCACAACACCAGGCCCATGCTTTGGGCGGATGTTGGAAAGGTCAAGAGATGAGAAGAACTTGTGTCCTTCACGTCTCATAGCCCTGATGAGCCTAACCAGATCATCATCCTCAAAACGAGGTCGATGTGTTCCGGCGAGGCCGTCTTGAGATCTAAGGTTGCCCTTATGATCACGATCGTTACACAAGATGCTATTAGCAGCTTGAACAACAAGGAGATTGAGCTCTGAGAGCTCTTTCTCTGTTTGCTCGAAAGCGGTAATAACAGTTGCGGACTGCGTCTGCGTAAACGGGATCTCATATTTATAATATATAAAACAGAGGTCCCTCAATGCGCGGATGCTTCTGATACACGGTTCAGTTAAGACCGTGCCATCAGGCGAGAATACTCGTTTGAAGAGTTCACCGAATAACTTCGGCAACTTTGTCCCAGGTACCTTGCGGCACCTGAGATTGTCAAACGATGGTTGACCCAGTAGAGCACTGTCAAGTGCCTTTCCTAGGTTTGGGAGCGTTTTCGTAAGAAAACCAATCCCCTCGTTACGGTAACGAGCGCGGATCTTCAGAAGATCCAAACTCAGTTCGCGTGTATTCAGGCCTACGACTGACGTACCCACGTCAGACAGCAGGTGGGCGATAACTTCAACGTTATCTAGTCTATTACAGGTAACCATATGGTATCCTTACTAGACGTCCCCACTCGCCATCTTATGCGACCTCTTCACCGGCTCAGTACCCGTCTCTTCTCAACGTTTCCGTTGAGCTCAACTTTCGTTGAGAATTCCAACATTTCTGTTGGTTAGATGGTACCCTAAGGTACCCGAGTATTGAGCGGTATTCGTGGGTCCCCCCTCCATTACTGGAGGGGGGATACCACATTTATGTAGAGACGATCATTTAGATCGTCCCAGCGATGACTTCACTGGCATTCGTGCCAGTGTTGAGGAAGTCAACAAGTTGCTTCGCAACTTGCAAGACTTCCGCAGCTGTCGCGACAGCAGTGGGATTACGCACCACGAGATAAGCGGCAATATTGCCTGCCTTACCCGCGGCGTTAATCACACCTTTGTCGAATCGCACGAGACTATTGAGAACGAGGTTATCCCCGCTCCCAGTGTCATTATGCGAAATGGTCATCGTTCCAGGCGTTGCCTGGGGCGAAGCCTTGTCCGAACGGAAGGACTTGCGTCCTTCAGTCCAGAGTAGATCATAATCATGATCCACGGCTCCGTCAGTGAGGTCTTCGATTTTGTCTGGGAACATACGTTTCCGATACTATCGCGCATGCTTAAGCCGCATGCAAGCTTCGCTGGCAACTACCAGCTGCACTCTCACTTCAACAGAAGCGAGAGCCCGATATGAACCTTAAACCAGTTCATGTCCATTGCCGTCCGCAAGGACGACATAGGAGGCGTGCCCCGGACCCTTTCATAGGTCTTGGTCACACGGTCCATACATACCCACGGCGCGAACCCGTCCGAAGATTTAATCTCCGAACGATCGCGAACGGTTAACTTCCGTGAGTGGATACAGGAGTATACTGTTACCCCAGGTGATAGCAGTGGTCTTTGGAATTGGCGCAACCAAGGTGAAACCTTGATGAACCAATCGACCACGAAGCTATAACGCGCTGCGTCCCACATAATGTTAGGATTAAAGTTTAATCCCAGAGCATCCATGGTGCCAAGCGTTTTGGTAAACCAATCAGGGAATTCTGGCATCCGATACTTGTACCGGATTTTCAGACACCTGACGTCACCCTCGACGGATCGCTCGCTATGGCTATACCAGCTACTTGCTGTTGTGCCATTGCAAGTGATGTACGGCCCTGACTGAACCGCGGTGTCACCTGACACCGAGTTACAGTAGCCGTTGGAGCGTCTATGGATTGTATGTACCTTATTGGCGCGAGCCTTTAAAGTATTTACTTCCTTACAGACACTCCTCGCAATCTTATACATCGATTGCACCTCCTCGAGGAGGGGAACAAGTCCAAACTGAAAGGTCAGATTGGACTTCGCAATGAGACGAGCTAGTTCACGAGCGTTACGAGCTCTACGCAAATTGGTAGATTTTCTCGCAATGGCTCTAAGGATTTTGGGCACATCGCCCAACTTCCTCACTAGCCCCGGCACTGACTTAAGCTTAGGTGCATCGATTGCAAAATTTGCAAACGATTCATCCATCTTTTGTTTTATGCTTGGAAGAGCGGACATGTACAAGTCGTACATGTCGCCCCCGTCATCCGCTGGATCCGCCAAACTGCTCAATGCAGTTCGACATTGGGTCCATCTATCAGGCCTCAAACCCGTCCACACGCCGGTAAACCCGTTAGGGGTCACTAGCGACATGGACCAGTTAGCAGGGTTTGGGACACATTCCCGGATAGTCACGTGCTTGCACGGATTCTCCGTTGTGCGTCCACATTGGTCCTCTATGGTTGAGCTATAGCCGGTATAACCGGCCACCCAACCAGACCACCCTACTGTACTTCCAGTGCAGGGACTAGACCCTTTGATAAAGGTCTGGCTTCCACTGTAGGTATGTAGGACATCAGAGTGCGTATGACGTTCTCTCATTGTTATATACTCCACGGGCTACGAATTAGTCGTAGTGGCATATTAAGAATACACCAGTCCGCGCTCCACAAGGAGCGC